CTTTCAGGAGAAAGTGGATCTAAATTAACAGGCTCAACTTCAGGTAAAGGAGTGCTTGATTGTAAGTTTCTTATATCTCTTTGACTTTGTTCTCTTAAATTTCTCAAAGATTCTTCAAAAGATTTAACATCTGGATTTTGGTTTCGCATATCCTGCAACTCTTCTTGACCTCTTTCGATACCACGTTCTGCTTGTGCTCTTCCTTCTGAAACTGCATCACCAACTAATCTTATGCCAAGTTGTCTAGCAGTCCTAATAAAGAACTGTACTACTCTCCCAATAGCTTTAGGATCTTTACTGGCTAATATATTTAAAATTCTAGGACTTGAAAAAGCTTGTCTCATAAGTGCTAATCCTGCAACAGTTGGCAACATGCCTATGCTTAAAGCGTTTACTGCAATACCCGCAGCTACAAGAGTACCTGCTGACTTTTCTATGGTTAAACCATCTAAAGCTCTTTGTAATGCTCTGAAACCCATTAATGATTCTTTGCCAAACATAGCCTCTAGTGTCGAATCTCCATAACTATCTAAAGTTCTTCTGAGTCTGTCAGGTTTAAATATATCTGTAATTTTTTCTTTGGATGGATCAAAAGTATCTTTTAATAATTTAGATAAACTTGCTTGTTGTATTTCAACAAATGTTTCTGGATCTACAGTATCTTTAACTATCTGAATGTTAGCAGCACTATTTGGTTTGAATACTACATCTGCAATCTCGTCAGTTCCTGAAACATCTAATCTTTTGATAATAGAATTTTGCTCAAAAGCAATTCTTTCTTTTGCAGCGATAGATTTATTTTTTAAAGCATCCAAAAATCTTTGTGCAGTAGAAGTATCTCTAAGTCCGCCATCAGTCTCTACAATATCGTTAATTAATTTTTCTAACTCTAATGGTTGTTTGTTATACATGCTTGGAGTTATTCTTCTTAATTGAGTAACTGTATCCAAAATATTTTTATAGTTAGGCCCAAAAATAATTTCCATTTTCCCTTCTTTTGTTCTATCAAATTTTAATATTTCATCTGCAAACTTTTTAAAATCTAAAGACTTACTTGTTTTGTCGTAAGACTCACGCCAAGCGTCATGTAAAACCTTTCTTTGTAATTGTGTTTTTATGTATTGCTCTCCGCCAAATTTTTCAAGTTTTTGTGCTAGAAGTTTTGGATCGTTTCCGTAAGTTTTTCTCAAATAATCTTCATGATCTCTTATAGCTTTAAAAAAATCTTCAAAAGGTTTTGTATCTTTAGATCCTGATAATATAAATTCATCATAAACGCTATTGATGTTGTAATTACCTTGTTGCGACTCACCAATTATTTGTTTTATTTTTAAAGAATCATAAGGAGCTAGTCTTTCTCTTGCTAACTTATTTGCTAACCTCAATTCTTCTACTGCTTTAGCAATTTCTCTAGATGCGGTTTTATCTAATCTTTTATTTATGTAGCCTTTTACCTCTCCTTTTTTGGTAAACATCTTAACTAAACTATTTGGATTTTCTAAAATATTTAATAAGCCAGGATTATGAATAGCATCTTCTGGGTTATCTAATATCTTAATGATGTCGTCTAATAAAGAAGTATTTCTTCCGACATTTAAGCTATTCAATCTTTGAGCTTTGAAACTAGATATATCGTTTCTAATTCTTTGTAAGTTTTCACCAAATTTAAGTTGTTCTTTTTGTGCTCTACCTATTTCAGGAAATTTTGGATTTAAATCTCTTGGATCTAAATCTTCCCAATATTTTAAAAAACCTTCTTCATTAGCTAAAGCTGCATCTATCCTTCTTTTTCTTAATATCAAGCCCTCTACAATATTTGTTACTTCGTCTGAAGTATGATCATCAACTTCTCTTGGTGCTTTAATTGTTTGCTCTGCGGGATTTCTTCCGTATTTTTTACCGTAAGCTTGTGCTATTTTTCCTATATGTTCGGAAATATGTTCGTTTATAGATCTTGCTATACCTTCAAGCAATTCAGGATCGTCTTTTCCTACGGCAAGAAGCATCTTATCAACATTAATGTATTTTTTCTTTAACTGATCTTCTACTGCTTTGTGTGATTCCGAAAGGCTGTCTATCAAAATTTCTCCAATTTGTTTTCTATTTAGAGCACTACCAAAATCATCAGCAGAAGTTATACCTTCCATAAGTTCTTGTACAAGCTTGTTTACTTGTTTGTTGGTTTTAATTTCTGCTGAATTTAATTTTTGTCTTGCGGCACTTAAAGCTCCTGTAATTTGTTCTCTAGTAGATTCTTTAACAAATTCTTCACCAGCAAAGTTTTCTCCGTTAATAAGTCTGTTTAATCTGTCTATTTCTTCTCTTAGATAAGCTTTGGTACTTAGGACTCTTTTATTACCAAGAACTGTTTCTGAAACAGCTTGTAATCTACCAGCAATAACTCTGTTTAGTGCAGATTGTGATGGTAAAGCTTTGAACTCATTTTTACCTATTTTACCCTCTAGTACAGCTTTTTTAATTTCTCTTTCTGTGGCTTCTCTACCTAAAGATTCATCTAGTTTCATAATATCTAAAATAGATCTACCTTTTATGGCTTGTTGTTGAAATCTTAAATTGTCAAAAGGAGCTTGTTTGCCTAACAGTAAAGAATAAAATTTAAAAAGACCTTCACCAAGCCCTTGCCCAGCAAAGCCCAAGCCACCTTCATAAGCTAAAAGATTTCTTAGCTCATCTCTAGTTTGTGCTTGATAGCCTTTATTAATTTCATAAGCCTCCTCAACACCTTTACCCGCAGCTCCACCCAATCCTGAAAGCAACATATTAGACAAAGCAGGTCTGCCACCTAAAAGATTTGCTAAGGCTTTGGCTACTCTTAACTGAGGAACTAAAGCTATTACACTACCAAATATAGGGCCTACTACGCCTGAAAAATCTGCAAGATCGTACCTGTTAAAACCAAAAGTCCTTTCATCTATAATGGTATTTTGTTCTAGTTCCTGGCCATTTTTTAACTTTATAGTCCTGACTTGATCTGCAAGACCTAACATTTTCATGCCTTCTGGTGTCAAAGCTAACTGTCCTGAAGAGTCAACTGCGTATTCATTACCTACATACTTACTAAGTATTTTTTCTCTTTCTACTTCGTTTTCTGCAAGTCCTAAATCAAATCTAAACTTTGCGTCTTTGACTCCGCTATCGTAATTGAAAAATATATTATCTGCTTGTGGGGCTAAAGTTCTTTCTGCAATTATTGCTTTTACTTTAGCTCTTGCTTCATCAGGAGATTCAGCTTCGATTTGTAAAGATTCTGTGTCGGTTACATTTACATTATAAGTTGGCATGTCATTACAAATCTATATTAATAATATCACTATCTAATAGTTTCTTAGTTTTTATTAAAGTTTCAGTCAAAGTTTCATAATCTAAACTATATTTTTGATACTCAGGTGTATTAAAAACTTGTGCTTGTTTTGCATATCTAGGATCTGCATTAAGTAATTCTATGTCCGATACAATTTGATCTTTATATTGTTTACCACTAGCTTTGAAACCATTAAGAGATGCTTGTAAAAGCTGTAGTATTTCAGCTTTAGAAGCCATACCTCGTCTTTGATCACCAAAAACTCTTGTTATAATGTCTCTATCTCTATCCGATATAGTTCTGCCTGACTCTCCCAAAACAGCTTGTAAATTTTTCTGCCTAATACTTTCAATTATAATTCCAACTTGTTTGTAAGGAGGTAAGTTTTCAAAGTTTTTAGTATCTTTTCCAAAAAAACTTTGTATGTCAGATAAATAACTTTGAAACAACCCATATCCTCCTGTAGCGTTAGGAAAAGTATTAACAATATCAATAGCTTTTTCTAACAATTTAACAGATTGAATGTTACCTTCTAAAAACGGAACATTCTCTTTTATATTTTTTGTCAAAGCACGATAGTCAGTAGCTTTTAATTCTATTCCGCCAGTATCTTCGCCAGTTTGTTTTATTTGTTCTATAGCAAACTTACCTTCTAATTCAGCTTCAGTTGCACGTTTTGCTGTTTCAGAATCTACAAAGTCTGCTGTACCTAATGGTATTCCCATAAATGATCCAGTTCTTACCAACTGTTTACCCATACTGCCTAAGTAATCTTTGAATTTTTGACCACCAAAAGTTTCTGCAAGAGCTAAATCTTTTATGTACTTTTGTTCATCAGCAAAAAACTTATCTTGTTGTTTTTTACTTACTTCAAATTCAGTTTCTTCTATACCTTCTCTTATCCTATCTTCTTTTTCTTTTTCAGTTAAAGACTCTCTATCTATTTTGTCTAGAGCCATTTGAGATTGCCCCTCTTTAATTCTTCTTTCTAAATCTGCTTGTGTATCAATATCCTCAGAAACAGTAGTTGGATCTTCTTGGGTTTCAATAGTATTAGCCGCTATTTCTTCTGTAGGTAATTCTTCGGCTACATCAGATTCCATGTCTGTTTGATTAGGTTTATCTAAATCTTCAATTTCGCTTTGTAATTGAGCTGCTCGAAAAAGATTATCTAAAGATTCTTTACTTCTGAAGCCACTTTGCAAAGCCTCTCCAAGATTCTTATCTTCATCTGCTATAGGTGATACATAAAAATCATCAATTTTTTCAAAAGGATCAATTTCATCTTTAGCAATTTTTTCTCTTAACTCTCTAGCTTTTTCAGGATTGTAAATTGCTACAAAATCAGGATTGTTTTGTGCCATATATCCTAATTTTCGATACAAGTTCATAAGCTCTTCACCACCTTCTACAAAAAAATCTTTAGCCATTCTATAAGGCACCATAGGACTTCTAAATAAAGTTCCTGAACCCCCTCTATTTTCTAAAGCTTCACCAATTATTCTCTTTACATTACTACCCAAAAGAACATCAGGACTATTTAACATTCCATAAATATCTAAATTAAAAAAAGAATTGCTGTTTACTATGTTTGATAAATACGCTGGATCAAGTGTAATAATTTCTCCAGTAGAGAGTTTAATTTGGTTTTCTCCAAGTCCAAAGTCTGTAGTCAAATCAGGAGTTTCTGTAGGTATGTCATCCATAATTGGATTAACCTCAAATTCTGGCTGTTCAAAATCAGGTATAGTAATTTGAGCAGAAGGTGGCGGAATATCTATTTCTGGCCTTACTCCACCTCCACTTTGCCCAATAACAGTTACATCAGGACTTGTTACTGAAGTTTTTCTAAACATATCCCTATCTAATATTGACATCAGTAATAAGTTTGGTTTGGATTTTGATTGTTTAAAGGCCTATAAATATCAGGTACAGGTATAGCACTTATTTCTTGCTGATTATTTTGCTGAACATTTGGTTGATTATTTTGAACAGTAGGTTGTTGACCATAAACATTTGGCTCCATAGGTTGTCTAGGGAATGAATTATAATTAGGCATAAATTGAGAAAAAGTATTTAAGAAACTACCCAATCCAACTGCTGTCGGATTTGGTCTTCTGCCGTATGTTGAATCTACTGTAGCTGTAGATGGAGAATAATTTGGCAAAATTTGACTCAAGGCCTGCATAACAGCCAAAGGATCATTTCTTTGTAAAGTTGCCCTATTGAAAGCTGCTAGGTTTCTAGCGTCATCTATTCTTCTAGGAAGGCTACTTATATTCATAATATTTTGGATTCCTGACTGAGATAATCTTTGAGTATCTGCTGCAAGATTTCTGAAGTCTCCAAATAGATTTCTTCTTGTGTTAATTTGATCTTGGACTCTTTGCAAAGAGTCTTGATAGCCAGCTTGTCTCAAACCTGCAAGTTCTTTGGTCAAACCTCTACTAAATTCTTCCATTCTGTCTTGTGCACCTAATCTTGCTCTTGAACCAAAAGCAGATTCTCCGCCTGTTTGCAAATCTCTAAACCTTCTACGGTTTTCAGACATATCAAAACCTTTTATAGCATCTTCAGTAGCTTGATCAATTACTGCTTGTTGGTAAGGGCTTTCAAATTGTCTAAAAGCAAAGGGATCTTGCAAACCTCTTATTGCACTTAGTTGATCTTCACCTGAAGTTAGAAATCTTTCGTAACCACCAATACCGCCTTTTAATCTGTCTAATCCTATTTGTTCTAAATCTGTAAGGTCTGCTATTTTTAACTCAGGAAGAGGTTCAGCAAATCTTTTTCTAGCAACTTGTTGTAGTTGGTTTATAAAACCAGGAGTAGTTCTTGTGCCAAAGTATAAACTTCGGGTATAAGGATCTCCTATAACATCAGATACTTTTTGTCCAGGTCTTAGTGTAGGTATGCCGTAACTCATTAGGCTTTACCTTCGTTGTATTTTTCAAAAGTTTTCATAAGGTTCATCATATTCTGTGCACCTTTTTTTCTATTTGGCTTACCACTTGGTATTAAGGTTAGACTGTCTTTTTCTTTGGTAATTTTGTAACCGCCAATACCATTATTAGCAGAAGCAGTCATAACAAACTCACCATCAGATAACATAGCTGGTATGTCGTCAGAAGTTCCTGTTCCTGGCCCAATAGATTCCCCACCAAATCTCATATCTAAAACTTCTCCACCTTCAGAATACCCTTTAAATCCTAAATCAAAGCCCCCTTGACCATATACATCAGCCATTCTTAAATCTGGTCTAATGGTGTCTCTTACATCTTGTAAAGGATTGTCAGCTTCTTTTTTTGCTGCGTAATAACTTAATGCTCCTGCTGGAACTGCAAGGGCAGCGGCATTTTTCATTTGTTGGTCGTAAAATTGTTTCATGAGATTTTGATTATAAATATCGTACTCACGATTTATTGCATCTGAATCATTAGGATCGCTTACTTGTTGACCATAAGCATTACTAACCATTCTTAGTAATGGATCGCTTGAACTACCCATTCTATTTAAAGCAAGGGTTTTTAAAGGATTTGAGTCTCCTGATATTGCACTTTTTGCTAATGTCATAAAAGGGTTTTGGCTTGATCCAAGTAAACTTGATATTCCTCCTGTACCACTTCCTCCTCCTAAAAGACTACTAAAACCGCCTTGCCCTCCTAATAAACTCTTAATACCGCTAAATTTAGATGATATTTTAGATCCTAGTCCTTTTAGAGCAGAGCTAAACCCACCAGCTCCTTTGATCGCCCCTAAAGCAGAACTAGCACCAAATCCTCCAAGAGCACCTAAAGCTGCTCCTTTAAGACCTTTTCCTGAAGCTAAACCGCCTAACCCCCCTATTAAAGCGGCAGATAATCCACCTGTAAAAGGAGCTGCTATTATTCCTGCAAAGGGTGCTAATTTTTTAAATAATTTACTTTTTACTACCTTTTTTACTAATCCCGTTTGAAATTTAACTACTTTTTTTACTGGCTTAATTATTTTTTTTACAAGTTTTTTCAAAAAGAACTCAGGCAATCCAGAATTAGGGTTGATACCCATAGAGCTACCCACAATATAATTAGCAGGGTTTATACCCTGATTTAACATATCTCTAAATATTTGCCTTTTTGTAGCTAAAGAAATAGCTAATGGTGGGACAATCATTTCCCCATCAGCAACATGTGCTATTCTGTTATCTTCGTATCTTCCTAAACTTGCAAGACCAGTTATTTGTTCATTCATCTTGTTATTTTATTATAAGCAATAGTGGGGCTACAACTCTATTTTAATACCACCACTAAGTTTAACGTCTATTTTCAACGCACCTACTGAGCCAAGCAGTTCAAAACCAGCACTTTTTACAGTTGGTTCTGTTAACTGAACAAATCTGTTGCCTAAATAAGCTTGTAAAGAGCCAACAGTTGTATTCCATATTACATCACCTTCTTGAAAATCTAAAGTGTTTAATTCAGCTTGTGTAAAGTGTGGTGTTCTGTCAGGATCAAAGCTACCAACATTTAACTCAAGTATTCTTACTAATCTATTATAAAGTTGCGGAGAAACTTCGCTTGTAGCAAAAGGTAATGCTGTTTTAAGCAATCGAGACATTATCTTCTTCCGTCAGGCTGTACTTCTAGTCTTGTATCTCCTAATCTCCAACCTACTCCATTATTTCCAGAGTCTCCATCATTTGACTTAATTTTAAAAACCACTTGCCTACCTCTTCCTCTTATATGAGATTGCTTGGTAGATGGGCTAATTGTTGAAGTTGCTACCGAAGAAAGACTATCGCCAGGAAAGTTTCTTACCTTTGTTTCTATATTTACATTAGTTGAAGAGTCAGTAGTTAAAAATTTTATGTCAGGTATTAATTTTTTTACAAAAGAAAAATTTTCACCATCCTGTATATCTAAATCTGCTGACTCAATAAATACATTTTGCATTTCACTACCGTCATCATTAAATCCAACTTCGTGTTGATACAAATAATTATTAGCAGTAGCTTGTGGGTAAGAAACTACTCCTGTGTCTAACCAACATGTCCTTGTAAGTTGACCGTAATACCAAACGGCTTCTTGGTAGTTGTAAATAACATACCTATCGTTTTCTTGAGAAGAACTACTAGGATAAAACCAACCTATTTCAGAGTGTTGTTTATTTGTAAAAGCAAAAGTTTTAAAGGCTTGAGCTGTATTAAAATCTGAAAAAACATAATTTTTGACAGTACAAGGTAATTCACTAACGGATCCTTTATATACATAAAAAGCATCTTTACCCATAAAATAAACACCTTCAGGGCCATTTACACAAGCATTAGGCCCCATTAAGCCAGCAGCTTCATCAATTAAATTTATGGCAAATACCAAAGGCGGCCCTATGTTAGTCATACTATAAATTGATGTATCTGTAAAAATAACAACTTCTTGTCTAGCTTTTATTCCACCAACAATTTGTGAGCCAGAAGATAGCCTTACACTTCCCGCAGTATTTGTTGTTCTTGGTTCAAAATCCAATAAATCTTCTGATGAAGAAAAAGCAACCAACATAGGATCTAAATCACCTGAACGAGATCCTGTAACTATAGGATCTGCACCTAAAACAATCAAATGCCTGTTGGTTTCAGAAGTTAAAACCTGTATAGCTTTAGTAGGAACTTGGTTTGCTCCAGTTATAGAGCTTAATTCTACAGCTCTTGTGTTTGTTCCTGATGACTCATCCCACCTAAAAATACCACCACCTCTAATTGCCATAACTAAATCTTCTCCGTAGTTATCTTGCGACCATATTCTTAATTGGTTTGCAGATGACAGAGGACTAGATGAACCCCAACCTCCTGCACTCCAAGCACCTGAACCCCAACCTGTACCTTCTACAAAAACATCAAGTCCTGTGACAATCTGATAAACACCATTTGCACTTCCGCTAGTGTTATCACTTGAATTAGCTGTTACAGCGTTCCCACTTGTATCAACTGCATTAATAAAATATTCGTTACCATTTGTAGTAGATATAGATTGTATTTGATATTCTTGATTTAAAACGGCAGCAGTAATATTACCGCCTAATGTACTAGCCCCACTATAAGTTACAAAATCACCAGGGTTAGCCCCATGATTGCTGTCAGTAACTTTTATCGAACTAGATCCATCAGCTACTTTTGTAAAGGTAATACTACCCGTTACTGTTTTTCTTATAGGAGTAATGTCATCAAAAGTATTACCTGCTTGTATATAAAATTTTAAATGAGTCCCCAAGCCTAAATATCTTGTACCATCTAAGGCAATCCAATTAAATATTGATCTTGCTGTACCTTTAAAAGTAGCAGATAAAAGTTTTGCCCAACCGCCAAATTTTTCAGGCAAACCCATTCTAAATCTAACTAAATTACAATCAAACCAACCCCCTTCATTAGAATAGGAAGTGCCTTCTCTATCAATACCAGGTTTGAATTTATATTTAATTAAAGCCATTTTTTATTTCATTAAGAGCATTTTGTAAACTTTCTTTTGAATTTATATTTTTCATAAGAGAGTCTTTAAAAGTTATTTTCGTTCTTTTGCCGTCCTTAAAAATTTTAAATATTATTGTATTGTATTCCAAACAATAAAAAGCATAAAGGTCAACCATACCTTTTTTATAGTCTCTAAGCTTTGTATTAGCCCCTCTACGCATGTCAAAACACCAATTCACTCTTTTATGAGTTTTATGGCACATTTTCTTTACAGAGCATGTTTTTACTTGGCACTTGTACATAATGTCATTTATTTCAAATATTATGTCAGCATGACTACCATGCGGTAAAACATGAACGGTGTCGCTTTCTAAGCTTAAAAAACTAGCTACAGCGTACTCGCCTGATCTTCCTATGCGTTCTGTTTGGCGTGTCATCAAAAAGGATATTCATCAGACTCCATCATTTTTGAAAGCCTAACAGCTCTTTGACCTACTTGGCCAGCCCATCTGCTGTTTAACATTTCTTCTGCGGCTTCAGTAAAATTTTTGTTTTTAATATGCTCAAGTGTCTTTTCAAATTTAAACAATCTGTTCCCCATATTAAAATACATATCAATTAAAACAGTTTTTCTTACTTCTGATAGTTCTGAAAAAAAATTTAATTTATTTTGTAAAACATTTACAGATTTATTTACGTCATTTTTAAGTAAATATTCTGCTTCCTCTTCTGTAATACCTCCGCCTAGTTTTTTATCTATAAGTCTGCCAAAGCCAATAGTTTTGTAGCCTTCACTACAATCGTAACAATAACTAACAAAGCCCTCATGAAGCTTTAGCAGATTTAAAAGTTCTTGCATTTAAAAAAAGATAATTTTTGTTAGAAATCCTGTAATTCCCAAAAATATAGTCAAGGAAAAAATTAAACTGTTTCTTATCAATTTGTTTAAAGACATTATGCCATTTTCAATATTTTCCAATCTTCTCCAATTTTCTCGCCAACGCTGTTCACAAGCAGCTTCATGTGCTGAAAGTCTTTTATCAACTTCGTTTACAGTAGATCTAGCCATTAAAAATAATTTTTTAAACTTTCCCAGTATTCTTTTATTTTGTCATCTAATGCTCTATTAGTATAAGGAGCTGCAGATTTTAAGATAATTTTACTAACTAATAGTGCTAATAAAATCCATAATAAAATTTCCATATTTACCTCTATGCTGTTCGTTTCCACATGTATACAACCACATACGGTTGTAAATTATTATGAGCAGAACCACTACCTGTTTGACCTGATAAAGTTATATCTGGCTCAAGAAATGCGTTTGTGGCTGAAGATTTTCTAATTCTATAACTTTGTGATCCATCAGCATAAAAATGTGCTGCTGAAAGACTAGCTGTGGTATCACCAATATTCCCAACTCCTACATTCCTAAATAAAAAGTGTCTGTGAGCAGGTAATTGTGCTTCGGTTAGTGTATGTGTTTTTGCACCGCCTGTTTCTTCAGCAGTATCAAAATCTGTGTCGCTTGCATTATAACCAACCATAACCTTTCCTTCACCAAAACGTACCCATGTTGTGCCGCCTATCGCAGCAACCACTGCTGCTGAATCAGCATAATTATGCACCGTTTGAAAAATTGATCCTATTGGATGAACCATATCCGCAATATTATTTAACTGCGTTTGTATTGCAGAGGTAACTCCGTCTAAATAACTTAATTCTGTTGCGGTAACAGCGCTTACCGAAACATCTCCATTAGAGTCTGAAACTAAAGCTCTTGAAGCAGTTAGATTTTCCATCTTACTAAACTCAAGACCAGCGCTAGATTTTATATCTGCATTTACAATATTTGTAATTGTATTATTGTCAGAGTCTATGGATTTATTGGTTAAAGTTTGAGTCCCGTCTATTGAAACAATTTCTTTGTTTGATATTTTGGCACTAGATCCTAAATCAATTTTATCAAACATGTCATAAACTACAGCACCCGAACCGCCTCCGTCTAAAATACATGCTTTTGTAACACCAGTTGCTACAGTTACATTTGAACCTGATCCCTGAGAAATATTTATAGATTGATTTCCTGAAGTAGCATTTTCAATAAAAATAACTTTTGAAAGAGTGTTTGGAGCAATAGTCAAAGTTCTGGTTGCTGTCAAAGTTGCACTAGAAGTTATTTTTAAATAAAAAGCTCTAAATTTATCTGAGGCTCCGTCAGCTATTGTAGCTGTAACATCAGCATCAGAACTAAAAGTCGCTTCTGTTTGATAAGAAAACGCCTCTGCAATCAGACTTAAATTAGTATTTGTTGTAGTACCCCAAGAACCTATTTGTTCTCCTGTACCCATTTCCTCCAATCTTAAATCGTTATTGTATGAACTAGCCATTTTTAACCTCTGTTAAATTATAGTTAAATTATCACTATTAAGCCACATCTTCCCAGTCTGGAGATTGTGTATTTGTTATTTCGCTAAAGTTTGATGTTTGTGTATCTGTTATTTCGCTAAAGCTTGATTCTTGATCGTTGTTTATATTTGAATAACTAGGTGTTTGTGTAGTAGAGATTTGACCAAAATTAGAATTTTGACTTTCATCTACTTCTCCCCAAACTAATACTTGAAATTCTCCAGAAGTACCGACCTGGCCGTTAGGAGTTACATTTGCCTTACCTATAAAAGTGAGCGTACCAATGTTTGTGGTAGAACTTAATCCGTTAACATTTACACGGTTTGAAGATTTTTGAGTTATTGTGCCTAAAACTACGGTACCAACTTGACCAGTTAACGTTACATTGGCTGCTGCATTTTGCAGAACAGTTCCTAAAGCAGATATGCCAGTTTGACCAGTGGTGTTTACATTGGCTTTTGCTTCTATCGTAACAGTGCCTAAAGCGCTTGTTGCTAATTGAGTTGTTGGGCTAACTTTTGCTTCAGCTTGAATTGTTAAAGTCCCTAATTCACCATCCGCCTCATCTGCAGCTGGAATAGAAACATTGGCCGCTGCATTTATGCTAACACTAACAGAACCTACATTTCCTAATAAAGTAGGTAAAACAGCTATAGCGCTAGCATTAACACCAACACCTGATATTGCTCCTGTTCCTGCTTGTCCCGCTGGAGTAACGTTAGCCTCAGAATCTGTAACAATACTTCCTAAAGAACTAGTGCTTGTTAAGCCAGTTACTATTGCATTAGCTTCTGCGTCTACAGTAGTTGAGCCAAGGGCAGAGGTTCCTAATTGAGATCCAAGAGTTACATTGGCTTTTCCTACAAAGGTTAAAGAACCTACAGAAGTTGTTCCTGATTGACCAGTAAGAATAACACTGATAGAACCTTCATCTTTTACTAATGAAGATATTGGAGTTTCTGAGATCGCACTAAAACCAAGCATGATTAATTATGAAATTTTTTTTTAAATTCTTTTCTTAACGCTTTTTCTTTTTCTAATTTTTTATAAAATTTTTTGTTAGCTTTTTTTATTTCTAACTCTACCATAACCAATCATCTATGTTTTGTGCTACTTTAATATAGCCTTTTACTTGTTTTATTTTAAGAGTGTTTTTGTCATAAACTAATCCATAAGTCCAAATATAGTCATCTTCCCTGCTTTCTGGAATAGGAAAATTTAATTCATTTTTTGCGCAGTATGCTTTCATTATTTCTGGCGTAGTTGAAAAAAAGACATCATATTCATCTGCTTCTGTGCCATCTTCTGAATATATTTTTGCAAAGTAAGGTTCATTACAAACTGGTAATTGTGGTCTTGGAATAAAAGAATCTGGGTGTTCTTGATAATTGCTTGTCTTATCGTCATCTCTAATTACCAATTTTAAATATCTTTTGCCTAAATCTAAATCGTATTTAAAACCAAACCAAAAACAATATTTATAATCAAAATTTGGACACTGATAATCTTTTAAAAGTTTTTGCATCCAAGACTTTGGATAATACATGTGATAAACAGTAATAGTATTTTGTGATTTATATGGCGGTCTTATAGTGTGGTTGTCATGGTACTTGCCAATAATATTGTTTTTGTTGCTATAAAAATCATATTCATTTGGAAACTTTTCTTTTATCTTATTTATCAATTCATCGTACTCTGTTTTTAATTTTCCAGTACAACCAACTGCATAATCTTTTTTTACAATTTCTTGATTTACAAAAACATCATCGTACATAGCAGTTCTTTGAGGAACAATGTTTACTTCTTCCCACCATTCATCAGGAATATCAACATCTTTTTCTGCAACTCTCCATGCCAAACTCAAACCTGCTACATATTCTTCAACACACCAATTATCTTTTAAATAATCTACATCTTCTTCTTCTCCATACACGCCATCTTCTTTTTCTGTAAGTAAACTTTTACTATCATCCTTATTTAGTTCCCAATATTGTATGCCTTTGTTAATTGGGTGCTTGACGCTAAAAGTTAATCTATTAAAAGGCACATTATTTTCATCTATGTCTGCCGTAACTCCTGGAAGCTCGCTTTCCATAGATTCTTTTTTTAGTTTTATTTCACTCATGTTTTTATATAAAAACGTAAGGCACAGTAGTTTCTGGATCTGTTACAGCTGGAAATGGTGGATCAGCATTTGAGGTAGAAGTAACGATTGTATGTGTGAGCGACCAACTCCATTGAGCTTGTTGAGAAAATACATTATTAGAATAGGTAGCAGCAGACCTATCAAAAGATGTTTCATTGATTAACATTTTTGTAAATGAAGCATTAGTATTCGGCGCTACTGTGCCTGTACCATAAGTAGCATATAAATTTAAATTAGGCCCAGTTATAGTTGATGATCCTGAAGTAGTTGATCTCCGAGTAAAATTTCTAAAGACATTAATTTCATTACCGCCTAAAAAATTTGAAAAGGTATCATTCGTTATGCTTCCAATACTACTTGAAGTGCTATCTATAAATCCTCTATTTGCTGTTGTAGTAAAAGTAGTCACATAGTTACTAGTGGTTTGTGTTCCAACAACAGTACCACCAACAGACATAATGCCACCTGCCGCTTCAATACCATAAAAATCATCGAAAGAAGATGTAGCATTAGCACTTTTAGAATCTAAAAATCTAATTTGTGCATCATTTATAGAAACAGTTGAGCCAGAAGAACCACCTGCTTCTACATTCATTTGATCTAAAGATATTGCGCCTGAACTTGGAGTAGCCATTATTTATCTAAGGTTTTAGTTTGAAAAGGCGGATTTATTATATTTTCTATAGCCAAAGCAATAGAATCTTTTTGATTTTGAACCTCATTTTTATTTATTTTATTTAAGGCAATTTCAACCCAACCTTGTACTTTGCTTGCTGTTAAATCTGAAAAAGGAATAAAATTTGATAAATCAGAAGTATCTAAGGCTATTTTGCCAGAAGATCTTTCAACAACTGCTATGTCATTTCCTAGTTCATCTTTAATTAAACGATCATTGTCAGTTCCAATAAGCACCCAATGAACATTGAAAACAGTATCGGCTTTACCATCTATCTCTTTAACATCTACAGTTTTTACGTCCCAGGTATAATCTATTGCCATTATTTACCTTCCAATTCTTTTACTCTAGCTGATAAATCTTTTACAGCTTCGATCAATACTGCGGTTAGTCTGCTGTAATCAACAGACTTAGTACCCATTTCATCATCAGCAGTTAATACAATTTCTGGTAGAATCTTTTCTACTTCTTGAGCAATAACCCCTATGCTTTCTTTTTCATCTCTGGTGTAAGTCACACCTCTAAGTTGTTCTACTTTATCTAAACCATTTTCTATAGTTTCAATATTATCTTTCAGTCTTTCATCTGAGAAAGCTGTAACATTATCGTTAAAAGTTGCAGCACCTGCCTCAGACATGTCAAGAGTAAGGGCAGTTATTGTGCTACCACCATCATCACCTTTAAAAATTATGTCTTTATCTTGTACTTTAGATTCTATGACAAAATCAGAAGATTCATTTACTAAATCTCCTATAGCAGTACCACCATCTTTAAATGTTACATTACCACCATCAGCATCAAGAATAATGTCGCCAGCAGAATCAATTGTTAAATCACCAGCAGTGTTCGCTATATTTCCATTTACAGTTAGTTTTTCGGTTGGACTTGAAGTGCCTATACCAACTTTTCCATCGGAAAGAATAGTCATATTTTGGTCTAAGGTTTCATCGTCATCAGATGTGTAGAAAGCTAAACTTGTTTGTGAATTAGTATCACTATCAACTTCTTTTAATGCTGCAATTGCTGCACCTGTTGCTTTATTTCCAGTTTGGTCATCTGGAATTTCAAATACGATTCGTGGCCCTTGTCCAACTTTAATATCAGATCCTGTAGATAAACAAGGATTTGAAAGAACTAATAATGTTTCTGGTGTTGTCTGTGTAGCACTGGTAGGTGATTTAGATATAACCATTTGTGTATCATTTCGTGCGTCTGTACCAAAACCTACAAAAGCACCTCCGCTTGGAAAAACATGCATTGCAGTGACTGGATTACCACCACCATTATTCGTTTTTAATCTAAATCCACAATAATTTGCACCAGTATTATCATTTGCAGTTATTGTGACAGGATTTGTATCAGCATTTAACTCTAATTTATATCCGCCCTGAGGGTCTTCGAGTAAAATTTCATCTCCTTTTACATGAAACTTTTTACTAGGATTTGTTAAACCAATACCAACATTATCAGAAGCATCTGCAAATACAGCTTTACTTGCAGGTAAAGTACAAAATACATCTTTAGTTCCTGCGGAAAAATTAACTGCGGAGCCAGAATTAGAACTACTGATGATTGTGGTTCTGCTTAAAGTATCTGGACTAGCGTCCGAAACTGTGCCTAAACCTACTTCAAACTCATTAGCTGATTGATGTACTATCGCATAGTAAGTAGTGTTGGTGTTACCAATACCTGCTACAAAAGTTACAAAACCAGTTTCAGCACCTGCTAAATTTATGGTGCCTGTGCCAGTAGAAGTGGTAAGTTCTTTTACCCTATCATTTAGGACAAGAGCCATGCTCTCCTCCTACGCTATTCTTATAATAGCTGTGCTTGCTCCAGCTGCGGGAAAAACTATAGTGAAGTCTCCAGCAGTAGAAGTTTTATCTCCGCCAAAATCTATAGTAGCTACTGATTTATTAGAGTCAGAACTGTTATAGATCATACAACCTCTGGCTGTAATCGTTGCTGTACTAAATGTTAAATCTGCAAAATCAGTTATAGCAGTTGTGCCACTTATAGTTGGAGTTACATTGGTTAAAGTACCACCACCAGATGTGTAGTTAGTACCACTTGCTTGACCTGTTGTAGTAAAAGAAGTGGTAGTTGCCCCTAATGTAGCGGAACTCGTGTATAAAGCTAGTTTATAAGTATCTCCCGAACTATTGGTAAAATTGTGATTACCAAGAAGTAATTCTTTTTTAAAACTAGAGGTTAGTGTGGAAGTAATAGCCATGATTTACCTTTAATTTTATTTAATAATTTTTGCTAATTCGTTTTCTCCACTTTGAATTAAATCTTGTTTTAAAGTGGATTGATATGATTTTATAGCATTTTTTATGTAAATTAAACAAACTTTGTAAATTACATCTCTAAAAGCTTTAGCCTGTTCTTTTACATGAGGTTCATTATCTTCTGAATACCCAACTATTTTTTCTGTTAATCTTTCCGCCCAAAATTCAGGAGAATGACCTCCATGATTAGTTGTTTTGGTTTCAACCAAGCCAAGCTCAAAAGAAACTCCTGGTGTAATTTCATCTACCATTTTTTTGGTTCTCCAAGAACATTAGGATCATTTCTATCTACCATAATTGGTGTTCTTTCTGGCCTAGTTATGGAAGATTCGTATTCGCTTTTTTTTAAAACTCTTAATTTTTTTTCTTCATCTAGTACAACTACCATAGGATCTTTTAATCTATGATAGCCATACAATTTATCTTGTGCATCTTCATTTGAATCTAATAAAGCAGAACTATTGGCTACTTCAACTTGTATATCTTTGTGCATACATTTATTTAACCAAAACTCGCAACATCCTCTACCCGCTTCTGCAAAATGTAAATTGCCTTTATAACTAAAATCAATACCAAACATTTTTAAATTACTTACTTCATGCCAATAAGCAAAAGCTATTGCATAAGCAACTGTATTATTTAAATAATAACAATGAGAATCTCTTACAATTTGATGTATCGGATATTCTACTACGGGAGGACATCTTTCATCAGTAACACAAGAATAGATTGGTTTGTCATGTTTTTGCAAAAGTTTTCGCATGGTTTCAGTTTGTCCACCAGCATCATCACTATCCAAAAATCTTGACGGAGGATCCATCATAAATACTCTATCGTGAAAAATTACACTTGCAACAGAATTTATAGCCCAAACTTCATCAAAGTGTATGCCGTGTGATTTAGCTAGATTGTAATCGTGCCAACTTCTACCCATGCCGACTATAGCTATGGTTTTCCCTTTAAGGGATTCTATCTTCTCCATTTTACCTCCTCTAGGTTATTTGTGAACGCAAAGAATCAAAGCGATACTCATCTCTTCTACCTCTGCCTTCAGCTCTATTTTTCAATCTTGATATTTCCTCTTGAAATCTTCTTTCGTATTGTTCTTGTAATTGCGCATCTCCTTTCATGAATAAATAAGCTTCAGATAAACAAGCGAATAGTAGACCATTTCTAGCATTTGTTGATAACCAAGTGCCCGTTGTGTTTGTAACAATAGAAGTTGGTTTATAAACGTATTGTAACTCTACTGAATAATTACTGTCAGGAACTGGTGCTAAAACTAAAGTAGAGCCATTATTTGATGCAGTAGATAATTCTTTATCATAGTCAGCATAATACAAAGGTTTTCCTCTCAAAGTAGCGTCTGTGGGATCTACTGTATATTCTTGCATAAACGAAGAATGTTTTTTTTCTAAATAAGAATAATCTCCACTACCATCTATTACAGCTAAATAAGTGCTTAATACATAATCTGAAGGTGCAGTCAAAAATCTGTTACCTGTAGTTAAAACACCAGATACATTTTTTTTGAAAAAATCAAACTGAACTAACTCAAAAATTCTTTCCTCTGCATTTTTAATAATATCGTTTAAAGAACTAACAAAAGTAGTTTCGTCATTTTCTACATAATTTTGTATTAAAGTTTTTAGTTCAGCTAAGGTCATAATTTATTATATCAAATTAAGTAGTATTTACTTGTCAACTATTATCATTTTCTAAAACAGTTAAAGATCCTAAAGATAAGTTTGTTTTAAATCCTGCAAATGTCTTACCAACTAAATCATTATTAGTTGAAATCCTACCATTTCCAACCTCTCTATCTGTATTAGGTCTAGCTTCGTACAAAGCTTCTGGATCTATAACATTTCTAGTGGTTTCTAATTGTGGGTGTTTTTCTTCGTAACAAGAACGACAGGTTTTAGCACCATTCCATTCTTTTCTTAAATCTTTGTACTTATATCGAAACCCGCATCTATCACATAAAGCGTATGCAAATTTACCACTTGCATAAGCCATTAGACACTCCTTAGATTTGGCCTTATCCTAAAACTAGCTCTATCTTCGTCTTGGTCAGCAGCTCTTCTAAATTCTTCTTCATAAATTGCTTTTAGTTCTGCTGTTCTTTGTGGAGCTCTTTTTATACTTATATAGTAAGCAAGACCTGCTGCAAAACATGGATAAAATCTAAAAGGTAAATCCATTGTGTTTGTTGCAGTATCGGCATCATCCATTCTAACTAACTTATTAAAAACTAAAATGTCTGTAGAATTTTCTGGTGTGGGATAAACCTTTATTGCAGGTGTTGTTTGCTTGTCAAAAAAGAATTGATTAGGTCTAGCTTTTGTATCTTTGTTTGGGATATTTAAATACTCACTTCTACTTATTCTGCTCATGTTAGTGTCTGTATTTACAGAATTAGTTGTTCTTCTAACAACCATATCTAAAATATCAATTACATTAGAATTTAAACTGTAGCTATTGGTTCCTTCTGTTACTGTTTGAGTAGTTTGCTCAATAGTCCATTGATTAAGACCTCTGTTAGCCCACTCAGCTAACATGATGTTAATAGACCTTTTTGCAGTTCTTAAATCATAACCAGTTCTGAGCTCTATACCGCATCTTTCAAAAGCCTCTTCTATAAACTCAGTTACATTTGGTTCAAAATTTGTGCTACCTGATAATGCCATTAATCTTCATATAAGTTATCAAAAGTTATTGCAGGATCTAAGTAACTTTCATGCCCTTCAGCAGAGTGTGTCCATTGTGAAGGTTTAAAGTCAGGAGCACCATCTCCTGTTACCCAAAGAGCAGGACTTGTAGCCCTT